ATAAGCATCTTTAATATTTTCTGTATTAAGATTTGCGATATCATCGATGGACATATCAGCGTCATCATATTCTATCTTGTGGAAGATTTTAAGAGGATTCTCGATCCATTCGAGTTCACGTGTTTCTGTATCAAGGATGTGGAAGCCACGCTTACCATTGTAATCAGACCAAGTCATTTCATATGGTGCACCTAAGTACTTGATATTGCCATAGCTCGATGGATGGTGGAAATGACCAGAGTATACTTGTTCAAAGTCTTTGAATACATTTAAATCCATACCATGATCGCACAATTGACCTTTCATCATCTCGAAACCTTTAATCTCGAAATGACCCATAAGGATATGCGCTGATGACTCTTTGATAGCGTTATAACAAACTTCAGCGTTGTCTTTTGTAATCCACGGTACCATAGTAACACGTGTTGAACCAAATGTCAAATCTTTCGGTTCTTGTTCATAGATATGAAAATTGCTGTACTCTCCGAGAAGCAAATCCATAGAATTGACTTCATTCGTATTAGTGTAATACACTGAGTGATTACCTACTACAACGTGGTATTCTATGTTTCTACTCCAAAGCTGATTGAAGAAAAAATCTTTGCTTCTCTTGAGAGTAACGAAATTAACAAACTTGCGACGATCAAACGTATCGCCAAGATCTAAAACAGTTTTGATCCCATGTTCATCTAGATATGGAAAGAAGATTTCTTTAAAAAATCTTTCTTGATGATCAGCAAAAATTTTAGAGTCGCCACGAACTCCAATGTGCATGTCTGTTATAATAGCTATTTTCATTTTTTCTTTTCTTTGTCTCTGGTCAATTTGTCTTCAAAGTCTGTAATAAAATCATTCATATAGTCTGCAGCTGTATTGAGATGAATACTAATATCTTCACCAGAATAAGTTTCACCTGCAGCAATCATGCTCTGTGAAGACTTGAAGCGAATGTACATCTGTTTCTTTTCCTTTTGAATTCTACGTAAGAATGCATACCAGATGATCTGTGTAAAATATGCAAAAGGATTTTGAGATTTTTCTGCATTAAAGTTATTAATGTAGAGGAGACAGTTTTCGATTCCATCTGAAATCATATCTTCTTTGTACGAGTAACCAGAAAAATTAGGTTTCGTGGCCAATCTTGTAGCAATTTGAAAAATACACATGCCAATGTAATCTGGTACACGAGGAAGCTCATCACCAGACTCTTCGGCTTCTTTACATTGTTTTTTGTATTCTATAAGTGCTTCAAGCAGGTCTTTGTTGTTTACGTAATTTCGAGTAGTACGCTTTGCCATGATGAGCCGAAGCCTCCTTGTTATTATAGTTAATTAGATAGTAACATAGTTCTATGGTATTGTCAACTGTTGATGTATCTTTGCTTCACATTATTTACAGCTTGTCTTGATATGCCATACTTGCGCGCAATGGCAGCTTGAGACAATCCGCTATCTAACAGTTCATCAATAATGAGTTGGCTTTTTTCATCAGGGCCTTTTGGCCTACCTCTAGGAATTCCTGTTGGAACGTATCCATGTAATGGATGCTTTTCCCTATTGTGGATATTGTTTAGAGGCGGACAGTGTTCTAGAATCATTTTCTTTTCTAAAGCAACTGACTCTTCGTGAGACATAGGCCCAAGTACTTCAATCTCGTCAAATTCGTCTATTATGTGGTGATTACCTTCCATAAGACCTATTGCTCTTGATATGTAGCCTCGTCCTACATATCTGATTTCTCCATTCTTTTTTCCTACATATATTATCTTCGTTTGTCCAGGTTTAATAATCATATCCCATATTTCCTTTTATGTAAACAATTAAATGTACATATTTATTTATATGGTGTTGACACATCAATACAAAAATAATTTAAAAAATCTGAAAAAACTAGTTGACAATCTTTCTGGGCTATGTATAATAGCCTTATGGCTCTATAAATTAATCTACATATCTACTGTATAGATTTTGTATGTAAACTGCTCTTGACCATAGATTTCGATACGTTTACGGAAGTGTTGAAGAGTGTAGTTCTCGTAAGAACCGATCGATAGATCGTCAGCGATATCGTAGAGCGTAGCTTTATCAGATCCATTTCCTTTACGAAGAGCACGACCAATAGACTGTAGCACTTTGACTTCAGACTTAGAACCAGAAGCAAAGATCACGTTATCAAGTCTCTTCAAGTTTACACCAGTCGAGAAAACACCAAAGGAAGCAAGAATATCATGTTGCTTGATCGGATCATTCTCAATCATATGACGAATGCGTTCACGCTCATTGCCGTCAGTTCCACCATAAATGAAATGGAGTTGACGACCGTCCTTGCGAAGCAAGGGTTCTAAGATCTTACCATGTTTCTCAACAAGATCAAAAAGAACCAGATTATTTTGTCCTTCGAGAGACCATAGAAGATTACGAATAAAAATATTTCTTTTATGGTTGTTTACAATAAACTCTCGTTCAGCTGGATACTTTTTACTTGTTTGCTTTACTTGACTCAACGCAGCTTTAAAGTTCTTACGTGCATCTTGATTATAAGACAGAACGATTGCTTTCACATTAAAATCAGCAACAGTACCAGCATCCATAAGATCTTTAGTCGACACATGCTTACGAACAGAGCCAAAGCAACCTTCGAGAACAAGACGATGTGTCTTGCTTTCTTCTGATTTCAAAGTACCAGTGAAGCCATGTCTATAGTAGCATTCATCTAGGCCTTCCATAATTTTCTGAAGAGACTTAGCTTGAAACAAATGAGCCTCGTCACCGAGAACAACTTTAAATTGTTCGAACCATTCTTTTGGAAGTTTAATAAGAGACTGCCAAGTGCTGATAACAATCGGATGATCTGTATTCTTATCTACACCACCTTGAATCTTGTAAATAATATCTTTATCGCAACCGTAGTCTACAAAGTCACCAGCCATCTGATGCACTAGACCAATTGTTGGAACGATAACAAGAGTACGATGCTTATAAGTTTTATAATAATGTTGCTGGATTAAATAGATGATTAACGATTTGCCAGAAGATGTAGGAGACAGTGACAGTGATCGTGAATCCCTAATTGCGTCAACAATGTATTGGTTTTGGTAATCTCTTGGTTCAAATTTGCAATGAATTTCTTTAGCGAGTTTATAACCGTAATCATCTGGAATATCCTCTCCAAAAGTTAAGTGATCTGGTGCTTCTACAATATAACCAAGACTTTCACAAAACTGTTTGAGACGAGAAAACAAACCAACATAAAGAAGCGGTTTCATAGGATTGTATAGACGTATTACACCATCCCATACTTTATTTTTATAAGCAGGAGTAAACTGATAACCAGCAGGCTTAAATGAGAAATAGTTTGAGATCTCTTGACGCACGCCAGGGTCTGCTGTAACCTTAAGATATACAGCATTCATCTGTTCTACGTGCACCACATCAGTCATAATATTAGCTTACTCCATGCTGGAATTTCATGATATCAATCATATTTTTAATGATAAAATTTCTTGAATGAATTGTTTTGATAATGTCCTCGAGATAATCTGCTCGAGCCGAATAAAGATCGATTTTGAGACTTAGATTAATAATATCTTTGTCTGCCTGAATATATTTATCTAGATCCTGACGGATAACTTTGAGGCGAAACGGTTTCCAACCACGCTCACGTAGTTCTTCTTCATCCATATTACCATTGTAATACTCAGTCTTCGCGTGTTCAAGTTCTTTATAATCTGCTTTCAGCTTTCTAACTTTCAGCGCTTCTTTGATATACATATTGTAATACTTACTATGAAGCTCTGGAATTCTTTTTGATTCTTGCAATAGGTTAGTCTCATCTAAACGAGAATCTTGCGCCCAAATCTCACTTATGTCTTCAGTACTCATGACAATGCCTTTTCAAAAGTTACATCTCTCCTATTATGATTATATACTAGTTCTCAAAAATGTCAACTAAATTTTTCGAACTTAAATCCGTTGTGTCTGAAGATGACGTTACATTCTGGATAAAATACATCCTGTTGAGTAACATCGAGAGAAATCGGAGCTAGGCTGATAGGAAAGCAATCCTTGAAAGTAAATTTTATGTTTGGCCTACGATTACTGTTTTGAACTAATAACGTGATGTCTGACGATAGACCATACTTGCTTTTTTTCAAGTTATCAAACTGAGTAGACGACTCGGGTGGGCCCATACCTTCCATCCATGAAAGAATCTCGAAGTAGTTCTCCATGCTTTCGTCGACTATGAAGCTTAGTTCAAATTCCCCGTACTCGAGTCTATCTGGTGTATTATATAAGGTCTTGAGAGGCGAAGCCTGTACTGTTGGAGTCATGGTCAAGCCTGGTATGGTAGCCTTTTGTGTAAAAAATTCTACGTTCGGTAGTCTCTCTACGGTCACTGTAAAGGATACCGGCGACAAGTAGTTTGTAATCATATGAAAAATTCCTGTTGACAATACGTGGAAGCTATGATAATATTTATCTGAATAGAAGCCTATGCGGTTTCTATAAATAAACTGCAATTAATGGAGTGACCTAGTGTCTGACAATTTTAGAATTTTGACAGCTCGCCAGCACGTTCGCGAGCGCATCGGCATGTACATGGGTTCGAGTTCAAAAGAAGAAATCGAACGTTTTGTTATGGGTCAATGGAAGACGGCTAAGTATGTTCCTGCTCTTTCTAAGATGATTGACGAAATTCTTGATAACTCGATCGACGAAGCTATTCGTACAAAATTTGAATACGCTAATAAGATTGATGTTTCAATTCGAATTGATAATTCAATCGTCGTTACAGATAACGGTCGTGGCATTCCTCAAGACGAGATCTACGACGAGACGAGCAAAGAGAAAATTCTTCGTCCTGTTGCTGCTTGGACAAAAGTAAATGCCGGTACGAGCTTTGATGATAATCGAGTTACCATTGGTACTAACGGTGTTGGCTCAGCTGCTACTAACTTTCTCTCGACTCGTTTCGTTGGTAAAACCTGGCGAGATGGAAAGCGAGTAGAGGTTAAGTGTTCAGATGGCGGTGAAAATATTAGTGTTAGTATTAAAGAATGTGATGTTGGATCTGGTACTGAAGTTTCTTTTATTCCAGATTTCTCGCTATTTGAAGTCGAGAACCTCAACAACCTCGATACTATCTCGCTCGTTGAAGATCGTCTCGTCGGTCTTCAGATGGCCTTTCCAGAAATTGATTTCTCGTTTAACAAAAAGAGAATCAAAGTAAATGATCTAAAAAAATATTCTGCTCTTTTCAGTGATACCTGTGTTATTGAAAAATCTGAAAATGTTTCTTTTTTCTTTGCACCTTCTGAAGATGGTTTCCGTTCTAACAGTTTTGTAAACGGTGTTAATACTCGTCAAGGCGGGACATATGTCGACTACATCGTCAACGGTGTAATTGATGAGCTGGCTACTCTTATTAAACGTCGTCATAAGATTGAAGTTGCAAAGTCGACAATCAAAGGTGGAATCACTTTTGTTTTGTTTGCTCGTAATTTTATGAATCCTAAGTTTGATAGCCAAACCAAAGAGCGTCTTACTAACCCTATGGGTAATGTGAAAGAGCACTATGAGGCATCTGGTGTAAAAGATATTCTTTCGATTGCTAAGAAAGTTTTTGCGTCTAATGAAATCATCGATCCTATTATCGAAGCTCAACTTGCTAAGAAGCTAGCAGCTGAAAAGCGTGCAGCAACCCTTGCACAAAAGGGTCTTCGTAAAGTAAAAGTAGCTAAACATATTTCTGCAAACTCAGATGGTGCTACACTGAAGATTGTAGAAGGTGATTCGGCTATGGGCTTTCTTTTGAAAGTTCGTGATCCAAATAAAGTTGGAGCTTATCCTCTTCGTGGTGTTATCATGAACACTTGGGATATGAAGCCTTCTGAGGTACTCAAGAATAAAGAGCTCAGTGAACTCGTTGCTGTTCTTGGATTGGATATTACAAATCCAAATAGTGTCGACGATATGACATACCAAAACATCGCTACGCTTACTGACGCAGACCACGATGGTATTGGCCACATCAGTCCTTTGCTTCTGGCTTTCTTTTACAAGTACTGGCCTCGACTGTTCAAGGAAAAGCGTGTAAAGATTACTCGTACTCCCATTATGATCTCTACTAAGGGTAAAGAAACTAAATGGTTCTATTCCTACGAAGAAGCAAACGAATTTAAAAAGAATGAAAACGGTTGGAAGCACCGTTACATTAAGGGCTTGGGTTCGTTGACCGAAGAAGAATATGATCGTATTATTAACCAGCCAGTGTACGACACTGTAACT